GCTTGGAATGACCCGTTTCCTCCTGTGCTGAAAAGCATCGTGCTGTTTCCTAAGAATCAACGGAAGCGGTGCACCCTTTTCTATGATGATAAGGTTACCCTGATTCAGGCGAAAGAACAATGAGCAATATTACAACAAATCGCAAGGCTTGCTTTGATTACTTCATCGAAGATCGGATTGAAGCCGGCATTGTTCTTGAAGGTTGGGAGGTTAAGGCTATCCGTGCTAAGGGCATTCAAATTGCAGAAGCACACGTGATAATCAAAGGTGAGGAGGTTGTAATGATCGGCTCACATATTACCCCGCTGGTGCAAGCCTCATCACACGTGCATGCCGATACAACACGCACGCGTAAGCTGTTGCTCCATAAGCAACAGATTCAAAAGCTAATAGGCAAGGTTGCTGAACGTGGCTTTACCATTGTGCCGCTGAATGCACACTTTAGCAAAGGACGTGTCAAAATTGAGATCGGCCTTGCCAAAGGTAAGAAGTTGCATGATAAGCGTAACACCATCAAAGAGCGTGATGTTGCACGAGAGATCGAACGCTTATTTGCAGGAGACTGACATGAACTTCAAGCTCGGTTCTACCATTAAGGTAGATCATCAGATCAAGCTACCAAAGACTATCCGCTAGTCACAAGATGTCGGCAGAATCCATTGCAAAGCACATACATGAGGATAAGCATCTTGTTGCAATGTGGAATGGCTTTTGATTTGTGATACCTGACTCACCGAGCATTTGTCACGGTGTATTCTCCCCACTGTTTGACCGGTATAAAGAAACCTTTAATGAGCCCGATGATGAAAGTTGAAGCACCTGCATCAAAGGCTGAGCTCTTTGTAAATCAGAATCAGCCTTGTGCTGTCTGTGGACGGCCGCTTGGCCTAGTGAATGTTGATCGGCATCATCTGGTGCCTAAGACATTCGGTGGCAAGGATCAGTACTTTATCCATCGCATTTGTCATCGTAAGATTCACGCAACTTTCACAGAGCGTGAGCTTGAGAAAGTATACAATACCTGGGAAGTGATAAAGGCACACCCAGACATTGCAAAGTTCATCAATTGGGTCCAGAAGAAACCATCGGACTATTATGATAACACCATCACGGCTAACCGCAAACGTTAGCCTTCAGCTTTCCACTTATGATGATTCATCTTGTCAAGTGCTTCGATGTAAATCGGCGGTTCAGTAAGCTCATCATTAAAGCAAGTATGATTGATCTCGTGCCAAAGCCGCTTTACATCAGCGCCTGTCTGAAGTGATAGGTCCTCTCAAAGAGATCATGTAGTTTCATAAAGCTCATTTATGAGATAAATAGCTTCCATGACACAATTCCTACGATTCGACAAGCTGACAACCAGCTCCTTTACAAACAAGCAACCTATCATCGTCAACAAGAGCTCAATCCTCCTTGTTGAAAAGGAAGTGCTTGAAGATAAGCTTTATCGCACCACATTTACTGCGTCTCGGGTGCATATTATCGGTTATCCTGAGTATACGTTCTATACGCTTGCATCAATGGAAAGTATCGAATCCATACTTGATGCCGTTGATGTCACACAGGGTATTCAAACAGGTGTGTCATCGTGCGACGGTACACCAGGTATGCTTGACATTGTCAACCTTGAAGGTAGCTTACCTGCTCTACGGCTAAATCGAATCAAGAACAATGTTAAGGCCGATGTTGTGCCGTATATGTGTAATCCTAACTACTTATTGTATGCTGAAGAGACTCCGTTCCAAGATGAGGTCACTGAACAGCAAACAACGTACCTTGCACTAGTATTTCGTGGCATCCCAACACGTCGAGTCCCTACACGGCTTTCGATTGATGACTTAAGCACCTTGCTTAAAGCAATACCTGTGCAATAAGCCTGTTTACAGGTACCTAAGTTCATGATACAATCCTTCTATCTAATAGCTGGAAGGATAACACATGAAGCAAATGACCGCAGGGCAAATCATTGCCGAGCTGAAGCGCATCAACAATGATAATCGGCCGTGGGGTTTGATCCTCATCGGATGTCCTGCTTCAGGTAAGTCCACCTTCGTACAAAAGGTATTGGCTGAGCTGCCGAACACCTACATTGCCAGCACCGATGCCATGATTGACAAGATCGCAGCTGCCAAGGGTATTACTTACACCGAAGCATTCAATAAGCATGTCAACATGAAACAGCTGAAGAAACAAATGTTGGCAGGTATCGCTGAAAATGCTGTAGCGGGTATCAATATCATCAATGATCAAACCAACATGGGCAAGAAAGCTCGTAGTGAGAAGATCACCTTGATGCCCAACCACATGATCATTGCTATCGGCTTTGATGTGCCTGAAGCCGAGATCAAGCGTCGGTTGGCTGAACGTGAAGCGGCTACCGGTAAGCACATCCCGGCACATGTGATCACCAACATGCTTAGCAGCTATGAGGCTCCGAGCAAGGCTGAAGGCTTTGCTCATATCTGGCAGCTGCAGCAATAAAGCAGCAAGTTATAGCTCCTTTATTAAATAAGACATCAATAACAAAGGAGCTACATCATGATCAATTCACGCAGCCTCGATGACCTTCACCCATACGTTAAGTACTTGGCTGAAGAGCTGATTGAAGCATCAAAAGAGCACGGCATTGACCTGCTCATCACCTCCACCTACCGTGACTTTGAAAGTCAAGATGCCTTGTATGCACAAGGTCGTACAAAGCCAGGTGTGAAGGTTACAAATGCAAAAGCTGGTCAAAGCTTCCACAATTGGCATGTAGCGTTTGACGTTGTCCCGCTTCGTGCAGGTAAGCCAGTCTGGAATACTGGTGGAGCTGATGGCCAATTGTGGCAAACCATCGGTAAGCTAGGCACAGACCTAGGCCTTGAATGGGGCGGTAATTGGAAGACTTTCAAAGAGTTCCCGCACTTCCAATTCACTGGCGGGTTGACACTAGCCGACTTTAATGCCGGTAAAACTCTCGATGATGTCATTGAGGTTGAATACGAAGACACCCAGGTAACCGACAGCGACCAACAGCCTTCGGCTTAACTTTTGATTAAGAGCCGCCTCTTTAACTAGAGGTGGCTTTTTCTTTATACCTCTCAAAGATTTACAACATTGTTTGAATGTGGTACAATCAACCCAGGAAACAGATGGAGATGCAGCTATCACTCTAGAGGTTAAAAATCGTCTTAGGCAACGATGGATAGCAGAGCTGAATGAAGGTAACCCTGAACCGCTGAAGCATATCACTCCCGTGCTAACGGATGATGATCTGATTCCGGTGCTTATGAACTTCATTGCAGCGTTTCCCGCTTTTTCGCGGAAACTGTTCACAATGCATGGGACTATTGATGACCTTGGTAGCGGGATCGGTCGAGGTGAGGTACTTATCTACTTCATCTTTGATGATGTGACCTTAGGCGGTACTACAAGCAGCATCGACATTCATGTAACGGGTATCCCGTACTTGGAGGTCAAAGCAGTAAATCGATCCGGGCAAAATTGGGTTGACTTACGCTTAGGTACTGATGAGTTCATGGCTTCACACCACCTGTTATACCGTGTAGTTCAGCTTTTGCTAAAGCATGAGCGGAAGGGTAGCATTACCGTTCCGGAGCATTTTGGGAACATCCCGAAAAGCACTCTTGATAAGCTAAGGAGCTTGAGCGCTAAAGCTATGAAGACGGCTGAAGAGGATTACTTCAATCGGCTGTTCAATGGCAAGGTAGGAACCAAGCGCTATATCTTCTTTGACATCGAGACCATGCTACCGATCTACATCGGACGACTCGAGCGAATGCAGCTTCAGCTTGATCGTTTTAGCATGGGTCAAACGAAGCTGTTGTTTAATCCTGAGGGCTTTACATGTCAACCAAGCGCACCACCAAATATCGAGACACCGGAACCGGACCCCTGCGGCTGTACACCTTTGTCAACTTTTACTACTCCTCCATCCAACAAGGAATCCAGTCTGCTCACGTAGTTTCAGACCTGTTTACTGAGTACACTGCCAAGACCAAGGCAGGTAAGATACTGATTGACTGGGCAGAAAACCACAAGACCATGATCGTCCTGAACGGCGGCATGTACTCCGACTTAATCAATGACAGTGAAGCCTTGTATGATTGTGGTGTGCATGAGCTGTTCCCGATGACCCACTTCATCGAAGAGCCGGATGCTGTCGGCGGCAGCTCAGGTGTTATGACCGCATGGGGGATCGTGCTACCAGAATCCATCTATTCGGCCAAGCCGGTATATGAGAAGGTTAATGCACGTCGTACTGGTGCTTATGAATCCGGTGTGATTGGTGTCAACCACAAGCTTTGGTCGACCGGTTCGGTTGAAGCACTGATCTGCGAAATTCTGGAAAAGAAGCCGCTGGCTCGCTGATCATGCCGTCTGTGCATCACATAATTGTATCTTTATAAGAATGTCTTGATGTTGAGCCGATCTTTGAAAAGGCTGACTGGCAAGTGTCTTATGATAGCTCAGCTTACTATGAGAGCTACCGTGCTTACTTTATCTTCAAATAAAAATGATCATTGACCGACAGACTGGAGCTATTCACGTGCTGGATATGTTAGCAATTGCTTTTACCTCCCAAGAGGGGTACTTCAACATTCATGACCTGCTGACACCTGGTCAGCTGCTGCATGTTAAAGATCGTGCTCATCAAGTAGCTGAACAGCTTTATGATGCACATATGGTGCATGGTAGCATTGAGCAAGCCAAGCATTACCTAGGAGCTGAGATTGCAGCTGGCTCTCGTGATGCAGCTCTCACCTTTCTTTATAATCGGACTATGGTGGGTGAGCTGATTGAAGCTTGCATGCATGTGCTGATGAACCGCATTGAGGGTGCAGCTGTTCGGCATAACTCACATGATGACGATGTTCATCAAAACTTCTATGACCATGAGCTTGACTTATTCGGTCATACTTACCGCCTAGAGTCAAAGCGCTTGCCTTGGCTTGCCAACGGTAACATTGCATGGGACACTAAGCGGAAGATCGAAACAGCTTACAACCACTGCAATCCCAAGCTGCCGCTTAACCAACGCATTGACTTCATACTTGTAGCCAAGTGTCACCCTAACCTGGGAATTTTTGCACCTGTGGCTATCATCCGCAGTGAATCATTCTTCAACTATACTGGCCCATCTGACTTCAAAGGCATGATATATAGGCATCTGAAGGACAAGTCACGACGCGTAAATGATCATCGCTTTGTCAATGAGGTAATTTTTGGTACATCGGGTACAGGTGATGTCAATGAGCTGTGCAAGCAGCTGCTTGACGGCTATAAGCTCAACCCTTCAGCCTACAATAAGCTGCTGACCGATGAGGCCGTGCTTGAAAATGATGATGAAGCAAGTGACTTCATCATGGCGGAGACCTTACCTGTATAAGCCCAATAATAGCATAACTTTCATAAAGCTAGTTACAATCATCATTCTCATAAGTTAAGTTAGCTATCATAATTGGGGCCCGAAGCGCCTACACATAAGTTGGTTACCATGCGGTTGGTAGCACTTCAAAAAGATCGCCAAGGCATCGAGGCTGCCTTGTAAACTATGCTTTTCCCTTACACATCCGGGGATGATACGTGTGCAGGCACGGTCGATAAACGGGCACCCAAGAGCCATCTTCGTGTAATAGCGGTTACTTTCCGCGCCCGATAACTTGCTGCGCAGGCTGAGAGTGGTGAACTCTGCTGTAAGCGTAGTACCTGCTACCTGACTTAAGATCAAGGGCCGAGTCAGGTAGGAAGCTTTGCTCTCTAACTAATAGCCTTTGTGGCTATCAGGTGCCTGGAGCCATAGAAAAAGCTTCACTATCACATTATAGAGCATTCAAAAATGTTCTAAGCATGATGGTGATGGATGGATGTGCCATGTCTTTCATCAAAGATGGGCAAAGTAAAGAGCAATAAATACTTGCTCAGTTAAGAACCAATAAGTTGAAGTTGTTCATAAGTTGAAAGTTAATAAGTAACGCTGCACCGTCAACGAACAACGTTAGCTTGGTTCCCTGTGCTGTTTACAACAGATCACAATGATAGTATAATACTGTCATCTAGCAAAGAGGACCAACCATGACGAAAACCATTGAGCAGAAGTACCGTCGTCTTACTGACGTTGAACATGTGCTGCTCCGCCCTGGCCGGTACATCGGCTCGGTTAAACCCCACACTGCACAAACCTTCGTAGTTAATGCTGAAGGCAAGATGGAGACCAAGAAACTTACTTGGAACCCTGGCTTGCTGAAGCTGTTTGATGAGATCGTGTCCAACTCAGTTGACCACTCGAAGCGCCCCGAAGGTAAGCATCTTGATGTGATCAAGGTTGACATTGATCGTGCAACCGGTACTATCTCTGTGTATGACAACGGTGGCATTCCTGTTGTAAAGCACTCCGAGTACAATGAGTATGTGCCTACCCTGATCTTCGGCTATCTTCGCTCCGGCTCCAACTTCGATGATAATGAAGACTCAGACGGCACCGGTCAAAACGGTGAGGGTAGCTCGCTGACCAACATCTTTTCCACACGTTTTACCGTTGAGACATCCGACGGCAAGAAGCAGTTCAAGCAAACTTGGACTAAGAACATGATGGAGAGGACCGACCCAATGATCATTGACGGTGAGGTAGCTGGCTTCACGAAGATCACCTTTGTGCCTGACTATGCTCACATCGAAGCTCAGCTGGATGATGACAATTACGCAAAGATTGTCAAGCGTGTCTATGACATTGCTGGTTGCAACCCGCGCTTGAAGGTATACCTTAATGATCATCGCATCCGTGTTGAATCCTTCAAGGACTACATCAAGCTGTATACGCCGGACTTTGAGTATGACGAGAATGATGACTGGCAGGTTGGCATTAGCAAGTCTGATGACGGCTTCGCACATGTCTCCTTTGTCAACTCTACTCAAACTCTGCAAGGCGGCTCCCATATTGATTATGTGGTTGATCAGATTGTTGACAAGCTGCGTGACCACTTCAAGACTAAGTATAAGATCAAGGACCTGAAGCCGTCCGAAATCAAGTCTCATATGCGCGTGTTCATCAATGCTCGTATCATCAAGCCGCGTTATGATTCACAGACCAAGGAAAACTTGATCACCGAACCGCGTGAGTACAAGACCTCATATAAGGTCTCCGACAAGCTCATTCAGCGTTTGCTGAAGTCTCCCATCATTGAGTCGGTTTTGACTTGGGTGGAAGCAAAAGCAAGGGCAGCTGAGATTGCACAGCTGAAGCAGCTGAACAAGGATGCTGATAAGGTCAACCCGCGTCGCATCCTGAAGCTGGAAGATGCAACGTATGCCGGTAAGAAGCCGACCGAATGCTACCTGTTCATTGCCGAAGGTGACTCCGCTGCAAAGGCTATCATCTCTGGTCGTAACCCAAAGACGATGGGCTCACTTGCCCTGAAGGGTAAGCCGCTGAACGTCAACTCGGTCGATGTCAAGAAGCTGACAGACAATGAAGAGTTTTTCAATATCATTGCTGCAATGGGCCTCAAGATCGGTGAGCCGGTCAAGTCGGTCAAGGACCTTCGTTACAGCCATCTCGTTATCACATCTGATGCGGACCATGACGGTGCTCATATTGCCGGCCTGATGATTAGCAATCTCTACAAGTTCTGGCCTGAGCTGTTTGAGCTGGGTGTCGTGTATCGTTTCTTCACCCCGATCATCAAGGTTTGGGTTAAGGGTAAGAAAGAGCCGATTGCTTTTGAGACTGAGCTCGAGTATAACGAATGGTTGAACAAGGCTGGCAACAAGGATTCTGTCAAGCAGTTCAAGTACTATAAGGGTCTGGGTACTTCCACTCCTGAGGACTTCAAGGAATACCTGTCCAAGGTTGATGAGCACCTCGTGCAGATCACAATGGATAAGGTCATGGATGGTGAGATCATCAACCTTGTCTTTGGCAAAGAAGACGGTGCTACCGACAAGCGTAAGGTTTGGCTGGACATCTCAGCTGACCCGATCAAAGTCTAAAGACCGTTTACAAACCAACTCAGATAAGGTACAATCATAATCATGACTACGCAAAAACGTGTAATTCCCGTTAAGCAGCTGTTTGATGGCCCGGTACGTGAGTACTCGGTCTATGCAAACCAACGTGCAATCCCTTCGCTGATGGATGGCTTCAAGCCGTCTCAACGCAAAGCCATCTACGGTACGCTTCGACGTGCTGGTAGCATTCCTGAGACCGGCATCAAGGTTTCTCAGCTAGCTGCTGCGGTCTCGATGGTTGCGGCATACCACCATGGTGAGGCTTCACTTGAAGCCACCATCGTGGGGTTGGCACAGGACTTTGCTGGAGCAAATAACCTAAACTACCTTGAGCCGCTCGGACAATTCGGCTCCCGCTTGTCTCCTACTAATGCGGCTTCCCGCTACATCTTCACGAAGATGACACCGGCTTTTCGTAAAATCTTCAAGCGTGAGGATGACTTGATCCTTGAGCACCTTGAGGAAGATGGTGAGGAGATTGAGCCGAAGTTCTACATACCAATCCTGCCGAATGTATTGATCAACGGTGTGGCCGGTATGGGTACAGGCTTTGCTACAAAGATCCTACCGTACAACCCAAATGACCTGAAGAAGTACATCCTTAACAAGCTCAAGGGTAAGACCACTAACATCAAGCTCGTGCCTTGGTATCGTGGCTTCACTGGTACTGTTGAGCGCCTTGCTTCTGGCCAAGTGTTGATCAAAGGCAAGGTTGAGAAGGTTAACTCCACCACTCTGCTAGTCTCTGAGCTGCCTATCGGTACCTATCAAGATGACTACAAGGAAGTGCTGCTGAAGCTAATTGACCTGTCCTATATTAAGGACTACGAGAACCGTTCCACCTCGAAGAAGTTTGAGTTTGAGTTGACCGTGCCTCGTACTACTGGTTATGAGGATGAGGATGTCCTCATGCAAAAGCTGAAGCTGACCTCACGTGAGTCTGAAAACCTCACGGTATGGCTTCCGAATGGGAAGCTGAAATGCTTCTCCTCTCCAGAGGAGCTGTGTGACGCGTTCATTGAGGAACGTGTCAAGCTGTATGAAGTTCGTCGTCTTCGCATGATCGAAGCACTAACAAAGGACCTCGAGCTGTTGCAGGAGAAGGTTCACTTTATCAACATGTACCTCGAACGTAGCCAAGAGTTCTCAAAGCTGACTAAAGCTCAGCTGGAAGAGCTGTTGATCAACAACGGCTTTAAGCATATTGATAAGCTCCTTGAGATTCGTATCTACAATCTTACCAAGGATCAGATCGATAAGCTGTTAGCTGAAGTTGAAGCTGTGAAAAATGAAATTGCATACTATGAGGCCACCACGGCTGAAGCATTGTATGTGAAAGACCTTGAAGAGTTGGATCTGTCTAAGGACCTTGCAGTTTGAACATCTTTGACATTGTCAATGCACTGTTAGTAACGGCCGTAGTGGGTATTCATCTGTGGATGCCCATTCGATCTTATCCAAGTGACTATCAATCTTTGCTTTCGAAGATTGCTTTCACTGGGCTTACAATGTGGTACTTGTTCATCGGTATGTATGAGTCAACTGCTGCATTGTACAACATTGGAAAGAAAATCATCATAGCTATATGTCAATTTCTCTAAAGAGTGCCACAATCATCGGCATTCATGGCCCGCTGAACGGCGGTAAAGATACCGTAGCAAACTACATTCAAACACTCTTCCCTCGTAAGTACCGGCGTTATGCTTTTGCTAAGCCGTTGAAGGAAGCTTGCAAGGTGATGTTCGGTTTTACAGACCTTCAGCTTGAAGATCGTAAGCTTAAGGAAGAGGTTGATCCTTTCTGGGGCTTTACTCCGCGTAAGGCCATGCAACTGCTCGGCACAGAGTACGGCCGTAACATGATGCGGAAGGATGTGTGGATCAAACGTGCTGAGATGGAGCATCTTGCAAACCAAGAAGCCGGTTTCTGCACTATCATCACTGATGTCCGGTTTGAGAATGAAGCTGAATGGCTTCGCAGCTTGCCTGGTGCAAAGCTCATCTACTTGACTGTGCCTAATTTGATCAAGGATGATAGATACAATCATGAATCCGAGTTGGGCATCACGCATGCTGACACGGATGTAGTGATCTGTAATGACAAGTCTTTAGGCCTTGATGACCTATATGGGAAAATCAAAGGCTCATTCGAGGAATAATATGAAGAAGTGGTTAGCAATTTTCGGCCTTGTAGCATCATTGGCCGCCTTCGGCAATGAACCAGCACCTCATTGTGACCAGTTCATGCCTTACGGGTATCCTACGGTCACGGGTCATGCACATACGACACAGCTGTGTCGTATTGCGTTCTATACCTTGCATGATGATCAACTGAAAGTGCCTGTGTACTCGGTTGAGCTTTTGCTGCCTGAAAACATCAGCGGTGTTAACCCGCGTATTGACAAGTTCAAGGCTGACCCTGATCTACAGGCTACAGCTCGTGCAGTACCAGGTGATTATGTTGGCTCTGGGTATGATAAAGGTCATATGGCACCGGTTGAAGATATGCGTAAAGACTCTGCTGCAATGTTGCAAAGTTTTTACATGTCAAACATGGTCCCGCAAGACCCAATTCTAAACCGCGGTGTGTGGCGTGAGATTGAAGAGCATGCACGTAAGCTTGCAATCTCAAAGAACGGTGTATATGTTTTTACTGGTCCCATCTTTGCTGACCGTCCTATCAAGACTATCGGTGCTGGTGTTGCAGTTCCTTCCCATACTTTCAAGGTGATCATTGACAAGAATGACGGCCTTGCAATTGGATACATTGTGCCGAACACCAACGTCAAGGGGGCTATGTACAAGCAATATGCGGTACCTGTTGTTGAAGTTGAACGTGTTACCGGCATTAACTTCACACCGAACCTAACTTCGAACCAGGATGGTTTTAAGAAGACTATCGGACAAGCGTTACAATAATGACAAACAACATTCAAGAAACTACTATTACAGAAGACGATGAACCGTTCTTCATCCAACAACGCCTTGTTGACAAGACACTGGAAAGTGTACGTGCTCAGCTTGATAAAGTCTCGCTCGTAACTACATGCATTGATTGCGGTGAAGATATCGGTGCTGCACGTAAAGCTGCAGTTCCAAGTGCGGTTCGTTGTATTGATTGCGAGACTTTATTGCAAGAGCAAAAGCAACGTAATGCTCGACGGTAATCATTATGTAGAGTGCGGTTGCTTTGCTGATGAGCATTTGTTGCGCTTTACGTTGAATGCTGAGGCTGAAGAGATTTACATTTCGGTTTTTCTTAATCATTGGCAACCTTGGTACAAGCGAGCATGGCATGCAATCAAGTATGTCTTTGGTTACAAATGCAAATACGGGCACTTTGATTGCACTGTCATTGACAGCCGTAATGTAGATCAGCTCAAAGAGCTAATTGCAAAGTTTGATGTGCTGATCGCAGCAAAACAGCAATAAATCGTTTTGTGTAAAAATGCCACCTTGATGTATGTCATGGTGGCATTTTCATGTTTACAACTCATGGACAGTTGTTGTACAATCATTCCATCACAACAACCTTCATATGAGGCTAAAGCATGGATAACCAGGTCACCTTCCCGCTGATTAAGAAGATCGATGATCTGCAGTCACGTGTTTCCCACAAAGAGGAAATTCGCTTCAGCGAGCGTAACGGTTTTACCGTTGCTTGCTATATGGTCTCCAGCGCAGGCACCTTCGATGATAAGTGGTCCCAAGAGTGCCGTGGTATTGTGTTCAACTCCAACGGTGAGGTTGTCGGCCGCCCGCTGCACAAGTTCTTCAATGTGAACGAACGTGAAGAAACGTTGGTGCATAACATCCCGTGGGATAACATCACTCGCATCATGCTGAAGCGTGACGGCTCCATGATCCACACCGTCCGTGTGGGGGCTCATAAGTCTCCGTTCTCGACAATCTTCGGCAAGGCTGACTTTGACATCAAATCCAAGAAGAGCTTTGAGTCCGATGTATGCAACCTGGCGCGCTCCTTCTTGAAGGGCAAGCAAAACATCATTGATTTGTGTGACCATGTAACGAAGCTTAATGCAACCGCCATCTACGAGTTCACCTCGCCGAATGCACGCATTGTGGTTGCATATCCGGAACACGAGCTGAAGCTGCTTCATGTCCGTGACAATGTGACCGGCAACTACTATTCTGAAGACATGTTGCGTAAGCTGTGCGATGACTTCAAGGTCCCGCTGGTTGAAAGTCAGCATGACCTGTTGAACGGCTTGGCTGAAGCTGAAGACAAAGCCGACTTCTTCATGAAGCTGCAACAAGAAACTGAAGGCATTGAAGGTTGGGTATTCCAGACCGCAGACGGTCAAATGTACAAGCTGAAGACCAAGTGGTACATGGACCGCCATCATGCCATGACCTTCCTGCGTGTGCGTGATGTTGCTCGCATGGTGCTGGATGAAACGTTGGATGACTTGAAGGCTAAGCTGGTGGGCGACGGCTTGGACATCACGGAAATTCTCAGCATTGAAACTGAAGTTGTTCGTCAGCTGGATGCTTTGATCCATGAGGTCAAGACTGTTGCTGAAGAGCATAAGGGTATGGAGCGTAAGGCTGTTGCCATGAAGCTGGGTCCGGCTGGTGCAAAGCACCCGTTGTTTGGCCTAATCATGCAGGTCTACAGCGGTAGTGAACCGAACTTCACCGAGTTCTTTGAACGCAACTACTTGAATGATCGTTTCGACCTGCGTCAGCTGCAGATGGTTGATTCGGTTGCGGAGGCTGATTAACATGAGCGAAACATCATCAAGTTTGATGTTGAGTCGGATGACAATGGCTACGGAATTGCTGACCGTGTCATCCGATTCAACAAACATCCTGACGGCACGTACCTGAACACACTCGTGCTACATATTCGATTAACAAGAAGCAGTTCACCCACTTGACCTGCGTAAGCTGGCTTTGCAAAAACAAGGAGCAATGACTGCTAAGTCAACGGCCATCAAAGGCAAGAAGTGGATGAAGTATATGTTGATCACATCTGTGCTGTTGACCGTGATGAAGGCTTGTACGGTCAGCTTTTCTGTAAAACAATTCCGAAGCACGGTTATTACGAAGAAGGAGTAAGCAATGTATTATTTTTTTATCTTTGTTATGGTGGTTTTTATCATCGTCCTTATATCTGAGATATGATCAAAAGTAGGTCTTCTGCTGGTTCTGGAGAATTAAGTAATGTCCTCCCTGCTTAATGAACGTTGGGTAGCTATTGACGGTTCTGTCTATACCGAGTGTGCAGATCACAAGCTGAAGGTTGAACAAGGTAATGCAGGTTCACAGACATTGCATGTCCGTAAAAACATTTGCTTCAATGTTGGACAGGCAGTAGCCGAGCACATTACCTACCTACACAATATGGAGTTGCTTGAGCTGGACCGTAAGCTGAAGGAGTAAAAGCTGTTCATGATGATACATTCGATTGAGCGGCTATAAATATCTCTGCAGCAAACACTGCACTTCATAATGTTAAGCGTTCATAAGGTTAAGAGGAATCATGTCTGATAAGGTAATTGAGCATCGCAAGTTTGTCTGTGCCAATGCAGACAATAACAACAATAAGTTTTGGGAGTATGCCCTTTACGAGGATATGACTGTCGTTATCAAGTACGGTCGTATTGGTGCTACCTGCACCACCGAACCTCGAAAAGCAATCACCCGCTCCAAGCTCGACTCCAAAATTCGCGAAAAGACTAAGCCTGGCCGTGCTGAAGGTGAGTACCGCGAGATTGAAGTTGTTGCTGTCCCCACCGGCCCGTCTGGTCCTTCTGCCAAGGTGCAAAATGTCAAGGCTACTGCAGTTCGTGACATTGCTAAAGGTGACACCGTACTGGAGAAGCTTGTGCATCGTCTTGCTGAAGCAAACCGCCATGAGCTGCACGTTGCTTCAGGCGGGCAGCTGGACATTGACCTAACCACTGGCCTGGTCACCACTCCCATCGGCATCATTACGCAAGGCAACATTGACCAGGCTCGTGCTCTGCTCAAGGGTTTCGTTGAACCGGTGCAGAAGCAAGCCTTTGACACGTCGGACTTCAAGAGCAAGCTGAATGACTACCTGATGCTCGTGCCACAAAAAGTTGGACATCGTGGCTGGCATCGTACATTCATCTCCAATGACGCAGCACTGCAACGTCAGTCTCAGCTGTTGGATCAGCTGGAATCTTCGATTAGCTTGGCTGAACAACGTGTCAAGGACACTGAGAAAGCCGCAGCTAAGGCAGCTGGCAAAAAGGTTGATGACAAGGTCTTTGAAGTTGAGCTGTCAGTCATTGATCCGAGCTCTGCTGAGTTCAAGCGTATTGTAGCCTTCTATGAAAAGGGCCGCAACACGATGCATACCTCCCATCGCTTGAAGCCAGTACGTGCCTACACGGTGCATATCCCATCCATGCGTCAGGAGTTTGACAACGATGGTGCAAAGCTGCCCAATGTTTGGGAGCTGTGGCACGGCACTCGTACTCACAATGTGCTGTCTATCCTCAAGAACAAGCTGATCATTCCGAAGAGCGGCGGCTCCATTGCAATCACCGGTCGAATGTTTGGTGACGGCTTGTACTTCTCTGATCAGTCCACCAAATCCCTCAACTACGCTTATGGTTACTGGGATGGCGGTGCTCGTGACAACAACTGCTTTATGTTCTTGGCTCAAGTTGCAATGGGCAACTATTATACACCAAATCGCCCGTTGAGCAATATCCCTGCTGGCTATGACAGCTGCTATGCTGTCGGTGGTCAATCTGGTGTGATGAACAATGAGATGATCGTGTACCGTACCAGCCAAGCAGACATTCGTACCCTCGTGGAGTTCAGCGGTGACTGATAAAACAAAGACAAGCTGCGGCTTTATCATCAACACGGCCGCCGGCTGGTTGATCTGCCACTCAACTGGCAATAAACATTGGGACTTTCCCAAAGGTATTGCTGAAGAAGGTGAGGATCATATCTCAGCTGCGGTTCGTGAGACGATTGAAGAAACTGGGCTTGACCTAACCGCATATAAGGACCGCGCAGTTGACCTAGGCTGCGCACATTATAGCAAGCAAAAGAATGTCCACCTATTTTTGCTTGACTACCCCGAACCGGTGGACTTGCTCCGGCTAAAGTGTACCTCAATGGTTGACCGTGGAACTTATCAGTACCCCGAAGTTGACCAATACGAGCTCGTCACACCTGCTGAAGCACTAACTCGGCTTAGCAAGAGCATGCGTGCATGGCTCGAAGCAAATGCACCTAACCTTCTCAAAGGAGCAACATCATGATCAAAGTTCAATATCCTGGTCAATACTCGGCCGATGGCAATACCGTTTTTCATTATTTCACCGAAGCTGACATGGATACCGTGCAGACTCGCGCTACCAATGACCTGCTGCTGGCTCATGCCCAGATGAATGCTGGTAACTATTTGGGTCGTGAGTTCATTGTTCGGGCAGGTGAGGAGGATGTCGCTCCGCTACATCGCATTAGCGTTGAGATTCATTTGAGCGGTGAAGATGCTGCCGATCATTTGTTCTCTCAGCTGAACCTGCATTCGGTTGTTGAAATCTGGGCCCAACGTGCACGCATTGATGGCTTGCGTGGTGATCGCTTTTATGCTATCACCTCGAATCTGACTGAGTTCGTGTCTGACTCATTCAATGTGTTGAATGAAGACGGTTTCCCGCTTGATTATGAAAGCCGTGAGGCAATTCGTGATGGCGCTGATGACATTGGCATCATCCTGCAAGCGGATGTGCTTCTCGGTAGCATGATCCTGTACAATCATCGTCGTGCTACCGACGGTTTTGGCAATGACTTAGGTCAAGTTGCAGCCGATATGCAAAGCCTGGTTAAGTATGTCCTTGAAGTTGCACCGACCGCGGCTGTCAAGGTTGCGACCGAGCAAGGTGACCTGCTGTTCGGCCTGTAAGCACAGCTTTCAAATTTCAGCCTTTGGGTGAGCTTCGGCTCACCCTTTTTTCATTCAAAAAATATCACTCTAAGGATGCATATGATAGAATTCATTCATTACTACTTCATGAAGGAATTCATCACATGACAGATAAAATGATTAGCTACATTGCTGACGTTAAAGCTTTCCACAATAAGTTTGGCCTCGAGACTCCGTCAGCCTTCACCTTCCTCCCTGCTGACCTCTACAAGTTTCGTGTAGGGTTCTTCAATGAGGAGCTGACGGAGTACATCGAGGCTTATCGTGATGGTGACCTGGGTACAGCAATTGACTCGCTGGTTGACTTGATCTACATCATCAGCGGCTGTGCGCTGTTGCACGGTATTGATGTTGAGATCTTCAATGAGCTGAAAGGTGGCAAGAATGCTATTGAGCTGGTTGATGTGTACCCGATCATGGAATCAAATGAGCCGGCTAAAGAAAATGGTCCGGACTTCCTGTCCTCTACCAATCATGAACGTTTTGTTCAGCTGTGCTTCAAGAACATTGACTCATATGAAAAGGCTCATACCGCCCAAGATGAAGTCGGAGTCAAGCGTGCACTGATTGAGTTCTACAACAACGTGCTGTATGCCGCATCAGACATGGGTATCACCCTTGAGGCGTGGAATGAGTTCTGGGCTGATGTACAGCGTGCCAACATGAGCAAAGAGCGTGCCCAAAAGGCCTCTGACTCCAAGCGAGGTTCGGCATGGGATGTGATCAAGCCAGCAGGTTGGGTCGGCCCTCGTACCGAAGAGATTCTGGCCAAGTATAAGAAGCAATAATGTTTAAGAACGTTGTTAAGCGCTTCGGCCGTTTCACTATCTCCGGTCACCTCATGCGTGAAGGTGATCCCCGGATGCTCAGTATCATTCAGCTCGCATTGGCACAGGTGATTGTAGTTGATATCCGGTATGATCCTATCTTGGACATGTTTGAATACAAGGCCTTATCATTGACTCCGGTGTTTGATATTGTGCCGCAAGGTGCAATCATCCCTGAGTACAAGATCATCATCACGGAAGAACCTAACCGTGACCCGATAGTGACCTTTGAAAAGGCCTGTCATATGTATGAGCTTCATTGATCGTTTGCTTTGTGCTTTTGGCTTCCATGCTTATACAACATGGAAGAACAAAGGTTCGGTAGACATCTATAGCCCGGATGGCGGTGACTACCCTGTCCGGACTGAGCTGATCCAAGCCCGTGTTTGCATAAAATGCGGTTACATCAAAGCCAGAAGGCAAGTTCTATGAAACAATATGTAGACCTGTTGAAAGAGGTGCTGACAAATGGTGAGGTTCGTGAAGATCGAACTTGTGTAGGCACTAAGTCGGTGTTCGGCGGTCAGCTGACATTTGACCTCCGTGAACGATTCCCATTGGTCACTATCAAGAAGACATTGTGGAAGTCAGCATTCATTGAGATGCTTTGGTTTCTCCGTGGTGAGCCGAACACGGCTTTCCTTAAGCAGCACAATGTCCCAATCTGGGATGATTGGGCTGATGAGCAAGGAAACCTTGGGCCGGTGTACGGCGTGCAATGGCGTAGCTGGAAGCACCACAAGGTTGTTGGCTCAAAAGGTGAGATTGTTCAACACTTGAATGGTTCAATTACCTATCTTGCTGCAAAGGTATCTGAAACCAAGATTGATCAGATCAAAGAGCTGATCATTAAGCTGAAGAACAAGCCAAAAGACCGTCGGTTGATCGTTTCGGCTTGGAACGTAGGTGACTTGCCGATCATGAGCTTACCTCCTTGTCATCGTGACTTCCAGTGTTATGTCAGTAATGATGGACACTTAGACTTGATGTGGGCACAGCGTAGCTGGGACTTGGGTCTTGGTGCACCGTTCAACATTGCACAGTATGCATTGCTGACTCATCTGCTAGCACAATGTGCTGGGTTAAAGCCTCGCTACCTTAAAGTCAACTACGGTGATGCTCATGTATACCTTAACCATGTGGATGAGCTGATGAAGGTCATTGCAAACAATAAGATCATTGATTGTAAGACTGAATTAGTGATTAAAAATGACACAACTGACATTGATAGCTTCAAGATTGAAGATTTTGATGTCATCGGGTATGAGTCAAACCCGTTTGTCAAGCTACCGATTGCAGTTTAAGCCATCGCACTCAGCAAAAGGGCACCTAAAGGTGCCCTTTCTTTTTGTTCAGGACAAGCTTAATATTTAGAATCATAAATAGCTTCATCCAAATTGAAAACTAGCATGAAAGCTGGCAAACGTTTATAGGTATATTGATGTCAAAAATTTTACATATCAATGCATCAGCCTACCGGGCAGTAGTAATTGGTGATCCATGTCAGCCACCTACCTCAAATTCGGTAGCTTTTGCTATCAATACTACTGACAAAGGTTTCCTTGCACCCCGTCTAACGCTTGATCAAATTGATGCAATCTCCGAGCCAGATGTTGGCTTACTCGTTTTTAGCATTGAAGAGCTAGCATTCAAGTTTTATGACGGCGTTAACTGGATTACAGTTGGTGCGGGAGGCGGCACCGGCGGTGGAAAGCAAGGTCCAACAGGTCCAACAGGTCCAACAGGACCAACAGGTGCGGTCGGTTCTACTGGGCCACAAGGTAATGTTGGTCCAACAGGTCCAACAGGTCCAACAGGTGCGATAAACCTAAACCTGTATGCTGAAAATGGGACACCTATAAACCCACCTATTGCCGGCGGATCAATGGCCGTTGCACTAGGTGACGGAGCTGTAGCTAATGCACATGGTGCAGTTATGCATGCAGCTGGTGCATTTGCACAACCCGGTGATGCACAAGTTGGCAGCTATGTTGCTCGCATTATTACAACTACCGATGCAATGACCGAAATGTTTTTAGACGGTGTGTCTGATAAGCTTTTGTTAGGTACTAACATTTCAATGGCTTTTTCGATTACATTCATTGCCCGACGGACGGATGCTGATGGAGAAGGTGCTGTCTATGAGCTTCGGGGCGGGATTGATCGTGGTGCTACGGTTCAATCTACAAGGTTAATAGGAAATATAAATAAGACAGTCATATCAGAAGATAGCCCATCATGGGATGTTTTAGCAGAGGCTGACACCTACACTGGGGCATTGCGCTTGAAGGTGAAAGGTGAGAGCGGCAAGACAATTCGCTGGGTAGCTCACATTCGTACTGTGGAGGTAACGAACTAAATGGATTTTGATTTTCTCTTAGAGTCAATTAAGCCGACTCAAACAAACACAATTACCATTGATGCCACTGGTGCTCTGGTCTTCCCTGCTGGTAATACAGCAGCTCGACCGACTGGCGTTCCTGCTGGTAGCATGCGGTGGAACACTGATACTCCAGGAATGGAAACCTACGACGGCTCTGCATGGGTCGCATCTGCAGGTTCCGGAACTGTAACATCGGTAGCCGTTTCTGGCTCAACGGGCCTGTCCGTCAGCGGCTCGCCTATCACTACTAACGGTACTATTACACTAACACTAGGTACCGAACTTCAAGGCCTGAGCGGTCTTACCGCAAACGGTCTGATTACTCGCACTGCGGCAGGTACATATACCTCGTACACATTGGCGGGTACAAATAACCGCATTACCGTAACCAACGGTGACGGTGTTGCTGGTGCTCCTACTATTGACCTTGCAACAGTCACTGACTCAGGTACAGGTACCTTTAAGAAGGTAACAGTAGACAGCTACGGTCGTGTAACTGGTACACAAGCTGTTGATTCAACCGATATTACTACCGCTCTGGGTTACACACCGATCAACAAGGCCGGTGACACTAATATTGGTAGCCTGACCCTTAACTCGGCAGCAAATATTACTCTGTCTGGTGGCGGTACTGTGACCGGCCTGCCGACAACTCCAGTAGGTTCAACCGATGCTGTCTCAAAAGCATATGTTGACTCGGTTGCACAGGGTCTGGACCCGAAAGGCTCGGTGCGTGTTGCTACTACCGCTGCCGGTACCTTGGCAACCTCGTTTGTTAACGGTCAAACGGTAGATGGTGTTACACTGGCTACCGGTGATCGCATTTTGATCAAGAATCAAACAAATGCTGCAGAAAACGGTATCTACACCGTTAATGCTTCCGGTGCACCGACTCGTGCGGTTGACATGGACGCTTGGACTGAAGTTCCTGGTGCATTCGTCTTTGTTGAAGAAGGTAATACACAAGCTGATACTGGCTGGGTGTGTACTTCTGATCAAGGTGGTACCCTTGACACAACCGCAATTACATTCGTGCAATTTGGTGGTGCTGGTACCTACACTGCTGGTACCGGTCTGACTCTAACTGGTACAACCTTCTCGATTACTTCGCCGATTGCTACTACCCTTGGTGGTACCGGCTTATCCTCGATCGGCACGGCTAACCAGATTCTTGGTGTCAATGCTGGTGCAACTGGCCTGGAATACAAAACCATTACAGCTGGTACAGGTGTTTCGGTAACTTCGGCAGCCGGCTCGCTTACCATTGCCAACACCGGTGTGACTTCGGTTGCTCTGTCGTTGCCATCGATCTTTACAGTGTCTGGTTCGCCAGTTACTACTACCGGCACATTGTCCGCAGCACTGGCTTCTCAGGCTGCTAACACGGTGTTTGCCGCACCTAACGGCTCTGCTGGTGCACCTACCTTCCGTGCTCTTACATATGCTGATCTGCCGGTTAAGTTGTATGTAGAAAACGCAGGTACATTTACTGCACCTACAGCAACGGCTACTAACTCCATTGCGTTTGGTGATGCAGCTGTTGCTCGTCGTACAGGGGAAACGTTTGCAAACGGTCGTTTTGCCACATCCGGTGATGCACAACATGTTATCTCGGTGCTGCGTAACATCACCACTACGGCTACAGAAACTGAGCTGTTCCTTGACGGTGATGCTGGTACTCAACGCTGGGCTCTGGTAGATAATTCCTCGGTTACTTTCCGTATTGACGTGGTTGCACGTCGTACTGATGCAACCGGCGGTAATGCTGCTTATACATTCACTGGTATCATCAAACGTGATGTAGGTGCTGGTACTACAGCTATGGTCGGTTCTGTGTCCAAGACAGTGGTTGCTGAAACAAACACTGCATGGGATGCAAAGGTTACCGCTGACACGACCAACGGTTCGCTGAAGGTTACTGTGACAGGGGAAGCTTCAAAGACTGTACGTTGGGTGGCAACTGTCTACGCAACTGAAGTAACCAACTAATTTAGTTGATGTAAATAAAGGGAGCGGATATTTACCCGCTCCCTTTTTTCATAGGTACGTTTACATGGATTTTGACAACAGTACAGAAACAATCTCACCTGAAACTGGATCATTCATCAATATTGGTGGTGACTTAAAGGTTGTCGGGCGCATCATTCGTGCAACCTCTACAGGGTTGATTCCTACTGGCTCGACTCAAAACACGGCTGCTGCTATTACCAATGAGCTGTCTATCATCTCTACGTCAATTACATCCGATAACTTAGGTGTAATCTTACCAGCTACTACAGTAGTAGGCACAACATACACAATTGTCAACCCGTCCGCATATGCGGTGATTGTGTATCCTGGCTCTGGTGGTGTGATTGATGCAGGTGCTACAAATGCCGGTGTTACTGTTCCTGCAGGTGCATCATTGTCTGTGCATGCCGTGACAACGACCAGCGGTTGGAGCACAACAGCAAAGACGATTATTGCTGGCACTAACGTAACGGTGACATATGGTGTTGGCACTATTACCATTTCATCATCCGGTGGTAGCGGCAGCGGTGGTGCACCTACAGATGCGGCTTACTTAACACTGGCAACTAACACATCGTTGACCAATGAACGGGTCCTTGTTCCATCTGCCGAGTTTACAGTTACTGATGGGGGTGCTGGTGGGAACTACGGCTTAAAAATTAACAACATCCCAGGCAATAAGATTCAAGGTCGAACCATCTATGATAAAGATACTGTCAGCTGTGGGATCATTATCCCATTCTATCAGTACCCTGAAGACATATATACAAACGCTAATGTTAACCTAATTATTAACTTAAAGAAAAAATACCAAGACGTTCCAGTTACGGTTGTAATCAACCCATCAAGCGGACCAGGCACTGCAACTGAT